TGGAATGGTGCTGACTTCGAACTGAAGATTCGTAATGTTGCGGGTTACCGTAACTATGATAAGTCGGAGTTCAAGTCCACTTCTGCATTGTATGAGTCGGACGAGACTAAACTCGAAGCCACTTATAATCAACAGTATGACTTGGGTGAGTTCGTAGATCCTGCTAACTTTAAAACCTATCAGGAATTAGAGTCACGTCTGGAATTGGTATTGGGTACTGCGGTAGGTGCTAATACCACTATCCGTAACGAAGCATTAACTCAGACTGCGGAGTCGAACGTTGGACGTTCTGCACCACAACCTGAGATTGTTTCTGCTCCTGCACCAACGGTAGGTGCTGTCGCGGAGGAAGATGACACACTATCTTACTTTGCGCAGATGGCACAGGAAGACTAAAGATTAGGGGGACGAAAGTCCCCCTTTTTTATGCTAAAGCATAAGTCCTATCGTTCAGATCAACTGTCGGTTGATTCTGTGACATAATCGCAGCAGTACTTGAGTTGTTATTATTAGTAACTGAATTAGAACTCGGTGCATTTACTAATACTGCATTAGCACCTTGTTCTGATTTTAACTTAGTGTTCTCACTTTGTGCCTGGGTAAGACCATTGTCTCTAGGTGATCTCATTGATCTCGAAGAAGATCTTTCGACATTAATTTCTGGTGATAACTTGGTGACCTCAACCTTTGGTTCTGGTTTAGATACACTTTCAAGTTTATCAATTTGTGCTTGAGTCTTGTCTATATTCAATGCAGCAGATGCGGTACCTGTTTTCTCAAAACGTGCTTCTGCTCTTTCGAGTTTCCTTTCTAAATAAGCAAGACGTTCCGCATCTCTGGATTGCACCACAACTTCTACTTCTTCTTTGACTTGTGGTTTATCGACAACTTGCAAGACTTCTTCTTCCTTATCGGCAACGGTAGGTGTATCAGGTAGAACAGGCACTTCTGAATATGGTTGAGTACTTGGAGTAGTTTGTTGTTTGGTTGTTCCACCATCGTCACCATCAAATCCGAAGAAATTTCCTACGGATTCTAATGCACCAGATGCCATATTCTTGATATCATCCATACTAGGAATCAACCCCATGACAAACTCCTTGATATCAGTAATCATTTGATTGATAGGTTCCATCAAGTAACCAATCGGATCTTCGCTCTCCATGAAACCATTCCAGAACTCTTTGATACCTTCGATCATGGAAGTGACTTTGTCTGGTATAGCACGTATCATCGACTCCATATTCATCATAACTTCACTGAACATCTCTGAGAACGAGAAACTGTCCAAGAAAGTAGAGAAGTTTTCGAAACCCAACATACCTGATATCCAAGAGATACCGTCTTTTAGGAGATCTACTAAACTCAATACTGCACCATTGATCGCACCGGTCATGAATGCGTATACGCCACCGATGATATCACCTGACTTGAATTTACTCAGAGATGCTTTAATACCTTCGTACAAACCAATAGCGATTGTGAGTGGCCAACCAAAGAATCTACCTAGTGCACCAAACACTTTGAAGATATTAGGCGCAATTCCTCGCATGTACGCGACGACATCCTTCATTGGTTTTACTATCTTACTAAAGGAATCTTTGATACCTCCTGCGAATTTACCCACACTAGCAAATGATTGACCTGCTGATCTGAATGCTCCAATAACTGTCTGGAATCCAGTTGTGATAGATGTACCGACACTCTTGACGAACTTTACAGAATCGGTAAAGATTTTACCCATACCTCTGAATGTCTTTTCGAACATATTCAGAGAACGGAAAGTACCGGTTACAGATTGTGATAGTCCCTTGACACCATTCATACCTGCTTTGAATGCATTAGATATATTACTGAAGGCGTTAGTGATAGGTTTTACAAAATTCTTAAAACCATCAACATATAACTTCACCCCTATCTTAATATCAGTGACAAGTGATTTGATGCCAGTACCCAAGTCTTTAAAGACCTTGACCACACTAGAAGCAAAGTCGGTAACCGGTTTGAAAACATCCTTCAATTTCTTCACGATATTACCACTTGCAAGTTTAACAAGATCGGAAATTTTTTTTCCTAATGGAGCGAAGAAGTTTGTAATAGGACGTAATAGAAACTTGACACCCGACAGAATAGTCTTGAAGGTTCCTGATATAACATTCTTTATAAGTTTTGCGGTGTCTGTAATAGCCTTCATCCATCCTATCGCAAGACCTTTAGCAAAACCAAGAACCATGGTAGGAATACCGATGAGTAAATCTAAGATACCGCCAGTCTTCTTATCGAGATCTGGACGTTCGGGCCCGGTTCCTCCACCTGTAGGAGATGTTCTACCAGAATCTCGACGGGCCTCTTCTCTGTCACCAGCCTGACCTCTGAACTCGCCCAGAAGATCCTTCATAGTTTTCTTTAGGTCATCAACACCTTCACTTGTTGTTGCAGTGTTCTTGATGACCTGATCAGATTGTTTCGCATTCTCTTCTCTTAGAAGTTGAATCGAGGTTTGTAGTAAAGCATCTGCCATTTTAGTTTCTCATCTGTTCTTGTTTAATACGATCGTTTTCTTCTTTAACATATTCAACTAACATAGCAACGTAGATCTCCCTCTCCCACGGCAACATCATTTCAATTTCAGTCAAACTATAACTATGATGTTGTATCAGTGAAAAATTAGTTTTATAATAATTCACTAGACTATCATGAGAAAGGTTTAGGATAAAAAATCCTGCATACCTTTCAAAGTCACACTGTTCTGTTCCCCACAACCTTCACACGCAAATGTCTCGGTGTGTATCATTGCGGGCATTGCTTCAAGAAATTCACCTAACTTCCTGAATTGTCCTTGGGTCATAGACTCGATGAAATCCATTAGTTCTTCCTTCGATGTGTCACTGGAAGAGACTCTTTCTTCTTCGGTCAAGATTGCATTGATACATGTGGCAACCAAGTTAAAACCTACTGTAAGTTCATCTCCGGTCAAATCACTTGACTGGATATCAACATACGATGGATATTTCATTTCAACACTAACACTGTCTGTCAATTCTATGACGTTACTGAGTTCACTAGTAGACACATCAATTGAACCAATATCGATAGATCTTTCGTTCTTATGATCACAACTAGAACATTTCAACAACACTGTCGCGGATTCGCCCACAGACTTCGATCGTATCTGAGTAAACAGATATTCAATATCGAATGTTGTCAATGCATTAACATCGATTTCATTTTGAATACAAGCGTCTAATGTGTTGACAATTGCATTCAGTGCTTCTTTTTGATCGCCAGTTTCAAATGCGATCATCAATACCTTTTCTTCTTTGACCAAGTAAGGTCTATAAGAAACAACTTCTTTAGTAGAAGGAATCTTACATGAATACTGCGGTGATGTATTTAACTTAGGTAATGCCATTATATTCTCCAGTGTTTTTAATAATTTATTTAACCAAATAATTTTGAGAAGATTCCACCGATCGCTCCACGAGCGATGTTCTCTCCGTCTTTTGTGTAGTCTCCGACTTCACTTTCCCAATCAGTAAATGATAGTTGTACACTCAATTCCAATACACCTTCTTCACCATTACCTAATTGTTGATCAGTCAACGATGTTGGATAACACTCCAACAAAGTACATTGATATGTTTTCTTCATTTGAAAAGAAGCACCTGCATCAAGTTCTCCTTGTGCGAGATCTATAGGCCCTACTTTCGGTAATCTGTTTTTCAGGAAGGATGGGATCTTATCCGTAAACCCTAACTGTTTCTTGATTATAGAAAGTCTCAGACCTCTTTCCATAGTAGTTATTGTTACAGGATATGTATAATCATCGAAGTACCCTACTGTACGATTCAATTGATTATGCGCTTCGTTCTGCCAGTTCTCGAAGTACTGACGAACCAGATGATTGTTTGCAACCAAAAACGTCATTGTCATATCTGTGGTAGCATATCCATTTGCGAACTTTCGGTTGGTCGTACCAATCGCATGATCTATAGACATTATCTGTCTACCCGGCAACGTTGCAACAGTACAAAATAGATTCAACTCTCGTGCGTCCATTTTGAAACTTTCTATTTGGGGTAGGGTGACCATGAACTGATTACCCTTGGCAAGTCCACCTGAACCACCTATTTGACCCTTTAGGTCTTCGATTGAAAATCCTGAACTCATCGTATCATCTGCCTACTATCGTAATGAACCTTATAACTGTTTCGTTTGCGGAACTGTGCGGTTGGCAGAAAGATTGCAATCTCCCATTCTGGTGCAGGTACTTCCGCAAAACGACTGGTAACCTGAGAATTCAAATAATGTTTAACACATGGTTTGAAGTATCTCAGATTCGAAGATTTCTTTAACATTCTATATGTCAAAGAAAACTTATCATCTTCACTCAACTTACTACCTTGGATATCCATGATGTTCGCAAAGAACTGCATCCTCAACTTGGGTGGCAGATAGTGTAGATTCAATCCTAAGAATCCACCCTTCGCAGGCCCAAGAACAATCACCAATGGAAATGCATCATAGTATGGTAGTTTGTCTTTATGTTTAGGATCATAGGTAAACATGAACATACCACCAATGATCTGTTTAGATCTTGCCTTGATGGGTTCTTCCTTCATCAAAGACTCTCGATTGATACCCCGCATATTCTGTGCTTTCTTCAGAAACCACGCACGACTTTCCTTCGTCCGAGGTGTAATACCCGCACGGAATGCCTGTCGTTCTAATCTATTGAATATGTCAGACATGTGTCTTCCTGTTAAAATCCATGTCTTTATTTATATAGTTTGCCATGACGCCCCCAATCTTTTTCTTTGAGTATAAAGTCTGGTTTGACGAAATTGATCAACTTCGATATGTGGTCGGTACTGAGGTTCCATTCAAGGAAATTTGCATACTTCTTGTTTGTAAAAAAAGAACGAACATTATCTTCATGTTCTTCTCGATCATTGCGAAACCACTCCAACATCTCATCTGGCTCTAGGTCATGATATTCACAACAACGTCTCATATAATCACCGTCCTTGTGTCTACGTTTACTGTCCAACCAGTCTTCCATATCACGAGTCTGTAATATAAAATAAGCATTTGGATTATTATTGTAGAGTTTGTCGAACCACTTGACGCCATCTACCCACGCATAATCACGATGGAAAAACAAATCACTATAGACCTGTGCATGATCAATACTTTTCATCACATATTTATTTTCATCAACATTCTGTCCCATCTGTTGTGCGAGTACCAACGGTTCCATAGTAACTTCGTCCATGCAGGAATAATGCCATGACCGGTATCCTGATGCTTTAAATAACTCGTGGAATGACGTGGTTGCAATCTTGTTCATTCCTATAAAATATACTTTCTTGTCAATCACTTCTTTCTCTTATACGGTTTCATTTTCTTCAATGGTTTAATTGGTTTCTTTCCTAATGGTTTGGGTAGTATCCCCATAGCCCTTAGTTTGTGTTCATCCCATATTTCAAAGTGCCATCCTCTATCAGCAACATACTTCTCGGTCGCTGTCCACTTACTTATGTTTTTAATATATGTCAATGTTTCACTAAGTACTTGTCTTCGAGGTCTTCCTTGTCCGGTCTTGGGTTTGATTGTCTCTTTATGCGGTTTGACTTCGATCAGTACAGTGCGTCCATCCTTGTACTTGACCATAAAGTCCATGAAATAACGATGGGGACGCTTGTCAGTCTCGCAAATATATGGTATAATAACTTCTTCACTTACCCAACCAACCACATTGGGATTGTCGTCACACCATATCATGACAGCCTTTTCCCATCCCGAACGATACACCACATTCTTGGGATCACCAAGATACTTGGATTCATTCCGGATTTTGTATTTTCCTTTGTAAGTTTTCATATAAATAGTTTTAAAGTTTTAAAGATTTTAACCTATTTATGGATCGGATAAATGCCTGATAATATATATGACGTAAAGGTCGGAGATAAACTCACTCCGGAACAGATTCAACTAGCAGTTGCACGAGGTGGAAAACAAAAACCACGGGCAGTACCTGTCGGAGTACCTGTGGGCGGTGAGAGTTCTATTAGACAACTCAAGTACCCACTAGAAGATACTGATTACAAGGCACGGGTAATTTTCAGTTTAAATGAAGATAAACCCACCGGCGCAAATAGTAACAACGTCTTCGCCT